GATGAATGTCACAACATTGTTCGAGCAATTATTTATATTCAAAAGCATTTTTATGCTATGCCAAAAGAATTTAGAAATGCCGACAGAGAGCTTAGTGATGAGACTAAAAACAGAATAATTCAATCAATTCTGTGGGAAGACGAACTTGCTAAAAGATTTAAATTGTGCCGTGTATGAAATGCGTTGCAATAAGTATCCGTGTGTTGAAATTGCTGATGCTTTACATATTAGCGATGAAGATGTTGAGCTTATTGACAAGGCCAATCAAGAACATTTGGCAAAATTAGAAATGATTAGGTTAGGACGGTTAAATCTTAGCGATTTTAATTAGATGATGAAAATGACAGATGACAATTTAGCAGTCTATCAAATGCGAGAAAACAGATATAAGAATAAAGAAATAGCAGCTGCTATGCATAAAGAGCTTTTTTATATAGAAGACATAATACGTCAAAACAACAGGATCGGTAAAAAATTATATCGAGAAGATGATGAGTGGCAGCGATTGAATGCCAGAAGAAATAAGAGGTTAAGAAAGAGACATTTGGAGTGAAAAATATGAGAATTTTAAATGGTTGGACTAAAGATGAACGAAAGGAACTAGAGGAAACAAAATACACGGAAAGTTTCGGTGACTTTTTACATTCCATTACTGGATATCTTGAAGATGCGAATTATAGTTATGTCTGGGATAACTATCATAAAGCCGAGGAAGACTGAACAGATTCCATTAAAAGAAGTATTAGATTTGTTTGGCCAAAATCCAGAGTTTGGTGACAAGCGTTCTAAGACACGTTGGATATTTTTTATGAAAGGGTTAGAAAAATGAAAGCAAAAAAATTAGCACCAATCCCGATGGAATCAATACTAAATAGTCGCTGTAATATCCGAAATGAAATGACAGTAGGTGTTTATGATGAGGCTAGAGAAAAGCTTTGTGATGAAAGAGGCCTAAGTGAAGACGATATAAACGCGGTGCTGGAATATGCTGAAATATTTTGTCCTATGAATGCGTTGGTTAGGACTATTACGCCTGTCGTTTGGGAGGAAGACTAATGATTAAAACATACACAACAACAGTTAAAGCAGAAGCGTTTGACGGTAGTAAAGAAATGATGTCACGTTATCCAATTAAGTTTTGGAAGTCAAGTCTTTATTACGGTGGTATTGGCTATGCTTTAAAGTTATCTAGTAGATATGAGGAAGATGAAGTATACAATCAACCTTTACGTGTTGGCCAATATATTGTTACTACACCAGCAGGTAGGCTAATGATTTTAGAGCCTTTTGATTTTTATGACTTATTCCCAGAGGCTGAGAAATGAAAATTAACGTTTGGGGCTGGGTATTTATAATTGGTTTTCTAGGTGCCTTAATTAATTTTATATTTGCTAGTTCAGTTATCGGAGTATTAAGAAGTGGCTTCATGATGGTTATTTTGATTCTACCGGCATTGGGAAGTGATTGGAATGATTAAAAAGTATATCAAGGCAGGTAAATAGACAACAAAAAAGCCACCCACAACGTGAGCAGCTAATTAATTGGTTCCAGCAAATCAATTATATCATAAGTGGAGGCTGTATATATCGTGGGATTACTATTACCAGATATTGATGAAGAAAAAACAATTAAGAATGTTAAAAATTATTTTGAGCATGAATTTCCAAGATTAATTGCTCAATCTCACATGAGTCTCACGTATGTGCAGTCTCCAAGTTTTGATCGTATTGGGAGCGGAATTAATACGAGAAATACTCAAGAGGATAAAATTGTGGGTAAATTAGGTGCAAAGGAATATATCCAAATAACGATGAAACTTATTAGCAACTGTCCACATGATTATATGGTTATTTTGAAAAATTATTATATCCATAATATGACGAACATTGATTTGCAAGAATTATTAGGCTATGGACAAACGCGATGTAATGAACTAAAGAATATGGCTTTGCTATATTTTGCTGACGCTTTTATTGATTGTTACGATTTGCATGTTTATATTCCAGAAAATAAAAAAAGCGATGTAATGCCGACGTATTAGCGATGTTTTAGCGATGAAAGAGCGTTACACAAGCGACCACTTTACGTGTTATATTAGTATTATCGAAAGATTAAGAGATATGCGGTTACTCTACCGCTTAAAAGGAGCTCATTTGTTAGAAGAGTTATGATAACGCTCTTCATTTCGTGAGAACACATGGGTGGGCTAAATTAAAAAAATAATTAGTATTTCCCTCAACAATATTTAAATGTTTTTCCTTCCAATTTAGCTTGAGGTTCGAATCCTCATTCTCACATTGGCCGGCGGAAAACGGTCATAAAATATAAAAGAAAACGTTAATTGATTCTTTTGTAAAACAACAACGGTAGTCGGTGGCGCAAAGGGTAACGCTAAATACAAATGATGGTGTATGGTTCGATTCCATGCCTGACTATATAAAGAAGATCAGTCAATTATGGCTGGTCTTTTTATTTTGGAGGAAAAGAATATGACATTTAGTAAAGCATTTGAAGAAGTTAAACATGGCAAGGCAATGCGATTACCACAATGGAATAAGGATGTATCTATTAAGGCTCAGTATCCGGATGAGCACAGTAAAATGACAGCACCGTATTTATACGTTGAATCAAGATTTGGCCGTGTCCCTTGGAAAGAAACGAATATTGAACTATTTAGCAACGATTGGGAAGTAGTTAATGATGGCTAAGATGATTCACACAAAGGCTGGTTATATGACTAAGGAAGAAGCTAAGATGATTGGTGATGTTGATAAGCAAACTAAAAAGAGGGACAAACATATGAAGTCAATTGGAGTGGCAGTAGGTACGGTACGTAGTAAGGATAAGCTAGATGTACCAGTAGTCAATGGTAAAGGCAAAACAGTGGGAAGTATGCCTAATGATACATTCTGGCGATTAACATCGATAAATAGAATTAATGGTAAGGAATATTACAAGGTTGATAGTGATAGATATATATTAAAGAAGTACGTTGTATTCAAAGGAGGAATGACTCGTGAAGATAATCATACATCCTAATAAAGCACCAATTATCTATGATGATTTTGGTAAACGTATCGAAGGTATACATGACTTTGATTATCATTATGTGACTGATACTGATAACCCTGATCCTGATGGAGTTAACAGTATGAGTCTAAGTTATTGGTCTGATGATACTAATTGTCCAATCTTGTTACATCAAGGTTGGGATAAGAATCTATATTTGGACGGCAAATGCTCATACTTTGGTCGAAGGAGTAATTGTTTATGAAGAAAGTAATTGTAATGTCTGAAGATGAATATGACCAAGCAATGCAAGGACTTGATGGTATACCATTCAAGACTGATAGAACTGAAGCTAGCAACGGTAAGTTTATTAGATCAACTATCACAATACATAAGTCAGACTTAGAAGCAGCATTGAAAGCTAGAGAATATGAGCTTGTTAAGCCAGATGATGGCTCGGACATTAACTGGAGTGCATCTATTGTTTGGAAAGACTGATAGGTATATTAAGTTCTATCACACAAAGGCATGGCATGATGCACGGATGCTAACACTCATACGTCAGCATTACCTTTGTCAAGATTGTTTACGTGAAGGAAAGATAACAGTTGCTAAAACAGTTCATCATATTGTTCCTTTAAAGGATGACTGGTCAAAGAGACTTGATCAAGATAATTTGGAGGTCATATGTTTAGAACACCATAATCAAGAGCACCCTGAAAAGAGTTCTGGAAATAAGAAATATTTTAAACATGAAGTGGCAGTCAAAAAACGTTCTGATGTTTTTAAATTCTCATCGAACAAAGATGATGACAAATTATTTTGGTAGCCCCCCCTATCTCAAAAAATATTTTATTGAAATCCCAGACAACGGTGTGGTCCCTTTTTCGCAATAAATTCGTTTTTCAATAAAAAAATATTAATCCACTTCAAGCTCAAACCATTATGTATCAATGGTTTGAGCTTTTTTAGTCGGGTGGAAAGGAGGAAAATTTTTGCCACAAACAGCAAAAAGTTCATTGATTCATTTAATGGAAGGCAATCCAAACAACATTACCAAAAAAGAATTACATAAACGAAAGAAAAATGAAGACAAATTGACCTTGCCACGAGATAAGTTGATTCCTCCATCTTGGTTGACTAAAACAGGCGCTAAAGAATTTAGTAGAATCGTTGAAATGATGGAACCTACTCAACTTTTGACTAATGGGGATGTAAATACTCTGGCTCTTTATTGTGATACGCTTGCTGACTATCATTCATTTGATAGAAAAATAAAGCAGAAAGGTTACATGATGAAAGGCAGAGTCAATCCATTTATTCGTGAAAAACGTAATTCGGCTCAATTGCTGGATAAATTAGCAAATGAATTAGGATTGACACCAGGGTCAAGAGCATCGTTAGCAATTAATATGCCTGATGATAATGAAGGGGATGATGATGACGAATTCGACTAATATCTTAGATTATTCTTATACGCAACTTACAAAGTGGTGGGATAAGTATCGAAGTGATCGTGAGGGTTGGGCTTATTTAAAAGAGCCTAGCCCTATTTTATTGACCAACTATTACGCCAAAATGGTTGTTGACGGTGATATCCCTGCAAGTAAAGAAGTGGTTGCTACATGTGAACGACATCTAAAAGATTTGGACCGTCAAGGAACAGATGATTTTCCTTGGGTATTTGATGAGGAAAAAGCCTGGAGACCAATTCGTTTTATTGAATCGAAGTGTAAGCCTTCTAAGGGTGATTTTAAGCAATTGGTTCTTCAACCCTGGCAGCATTTTGTTGTTGGAAGTCTATTTGGTTGGGTTCATCGTGATACTGGTTATCGACGATTTCGTGAAGGATTGATATTTGTTGGTCGTAAAAATGGTAAAACAACACTAGAGTCTGGTCTTGCTGACTATATGACTGGTTTTGACGGCGAACGAGGAGCTAATGTATATTTCCTTGCTAATGCTCAAAAGCAAGCTCACAAGCTGTTTGATGAGTCTAAAGCTATGATTGATGCATCGCCATTCTTATCTAATCGTTTTGTAGCAAATAATAACGAGATCAGATTTCCTAAACGTAAATGTACCATTGTTCCTATGTCAGCTGAAAAAACTAACAAGGATGGTGAGAACCTACATTTCGCTGTTTTCGATGAAATTCATGAGTACAAGGATTATAAATTAATCAATGTTATGAAACGTTCCCGTGGTACTCGTAAACAGCCATTAATTATCTATATTTCTACCGCCGGAACAGTTTTGGATGGTCCATTGATGGATTTTGTTGATAACGGTCAAGATTGTTTGAAGAATTATGATGACCATATTGATGAAAGAACGTTTTACTATTTGGCCAAACTTGATGATCCACAAGAAGCTAATGATCCTGAGATGTGGGTTAAAGCCAATCCTAATATTTGTTTGATGGAAATGGTTGATATGATTGGTGATTACAAGAAAGATCATAAAAACCCACAAGAGTTGGCCGATTGGATAACGAAACAGTTCAATATTTTCAGTGAAACTGACGAATTAAGTTTTGTTAATACCGAAACTATCCTTAAAAATAATAAAAATCTCAACCTTAAATTATTAGAAGGTCGAGATTGTACTGGTGGATATGATCTATCAGAAACAGAAGATTTTACCGCTGCTTGTCTTGAATTCCCATTAGATGACGGCGGTATTTTTGTACTCGAAAAGACCTGGGTTCCTGAAGCACGTTACAAACGTGACAAAAATCCAGAGCGTATCAAAGCATGGGAACAAGCTGGATATCTGGAAATAATACCAGGAGATTACGTTAAGTATGAGTATGTTTTAGATTGGTTTAAAGACATGAGCAAAATCTATCAGATAACTAAGGTAATGTTTGACCCTGCTAAAGCCTTACTTTTGAATAAAGCCATGACTGATTATGGATTTGATACTCAAAAGGTTAGACAAGGTTTTAAGACACTTGGTGGACCAATGCAAAACTTAAAAGAATTGCTACTTGATGGCAAGGTAATTTATAACAATTCTAAATTGTTTAGATGGTATTTGAACAACATCAAGTTAATTAAAGATCGTAATGATAATTGGATGCCACAAAAGCAAACCTTATCGAGAAAGATTGATGGTTTTGCAGCTTTATTGGATGCTCACGTTGATGTGATTAATAAATTGATTAGCAAACAAGGTAGTGATATTAAATTTCTATCTTTCGATTAGTGAGGAGGTGATTAAATGGGCCTAATGAGTAGGTTCAAGCAATTGTTTCAATCCAATTCATCAAGTAAAAAGCCCTGGTCAGGTAAGGCTTTTAATTTTACTGATTGGTTTGGAAAAAATTTAAATGGCTCAAAGCAACACACACTAGAAACTAATGAGACCGTTTTTAGTGTTATTACACGTTTATCTAATACTTTGGCTTCATTGCCGTTAAAAGAACTGCAGAAGCGAAAAGAAGTGGATAACAGTGTTAGTAATTTACTTAAACACGTACCTAATGAGAATATGACTTCATATGATTTTATCAATCGACTTGAGGCCGATAGAAACACTTATGGTAATGGCTATGCGATCATTGAAAGAGATATTTATAATGCACCTAAAAGTTTGATTCCAATTAATCCTTTGGATGTTGAACCAATGATTAATAGGGATGATCAAACACTTTGGTATCATGTCACTTCAGCACTATTTAATCTAAACGTTTATGTATTTAACCAGGATATTATTCACGTTAAGCACATTACAGGATCCTCAAGATATGCTGGAATTTCTCCACTTGATGTCTTAAAAGGAGCATTAGATTTTGATAACGCTGTTAAGGAATTCTCACTAGGTGAGATGAGTCGAAAAGATAGTTTTATTTTGAAATATGGAGCTAACGTTTCTGAAGAAAAACAACAACAAGTAATTGATATGTTTAAAAAATATTATGATTCTAATTCTGGTGTTCTTTTTCAAGAGCCTGGTGTCGAAATTAATTCGATTGATAGAAATTTTGTTTCTGCGGATTTAAAAAATGAAGATGACATTACCGACAAGCGAATTGCTAATGCTTTTAATGTTCCACTTCAATTTTTAAATGCTAGTTCAGGTGGAACGTTTAGTTCTAATGAACAATTAATGACTCAATTCGTTCAAATGACTTTAACGCCAATCGTTCGGCAATATGAACAAGAGTTTGAAAAGAAACTTTTAACTACTGAAGAATTAACTGCAGGTAGTTATTTTAAGTTCAATATGAACTCATTACTTCGCGGTGATATGCAGGCACGTGCCAATTTCTATCAAATTATGAGACGAAACGGTGTATACACGACTAATGATATTTTGGATTTGGAGGATTTGCCTGAATCTTCAGATGAATTTGCTGATAAATTATTTGTTTCTGGCGATTTATATCCAATTGATATGGATCCAACACAAAGAAAGGGGGTGACAAAGAATGCCACAACAGAAGACACCGAAAAAGTTTTGGGAAATGACCCAAACAAGCAGTGATACAGCTGACATTAATATTGATGGTGAAATCGTTGCTGATAAGTTTTATGACTCTGAAACGAGTGGGACATCATTTCGTGATGCTTTAAAGCAATTAGGTAATGTTAAAACTATTAATTTACACATTAATAGTCCCGGTGGTTCCGTATTTGAAGGAGTTTCAATTTTTAATCAATTAAAACAAAATAAAGCGAACGTTAATGTTTACGTTGACGGATTAGCAGCTTCAATTGCAAGTGTCATCGCTATGAGTGGTGACACTATTTATATGCCTGAAAATTCTATGTTAATGATTCATAATCCAATGACATTTGTTATGGGAAATGCAAAGGAACTCAGAAAACAAGCTGATGATTTAGATCGAATCAGAGAAACTTCAGTTTCAACTTACTTATCTAAATCTGATGGCAAAATTGATGAGAATACCTTAAAACAATTAATGGATGATGAAACTTGGTTAACGGCAGAAGAGGCAGTCAATTATGGACTTGCTGATGAAGTCTTAGAAGCTAATAAAGCAGTTGCTTGTGTTGTCCCTGATAAATTCAAGGATATGTTTCATAATTTGCCATCTCAAGTTAACAACAAACCAATCAACGATATTTCTGACGAGAGAAAGAAACTAATTGAAAAAGCTAAAAATAAAAATAAACAAATTGAACAAACATTAGGAGGAATAATGTAATGACAGTAACTCTATATCAAATGAAAGATAACCTATCTCAAGTAGGTCAAGAGCTTCAACAAGTTAATGATGAAATTGCTATGAAAGCTGGTAATCCATCATTTCCTGATAAGGACTTAAATGCACTTAGTCAAAAGGCTGACGGGCTTGAAAATCGTTATAATCTTTTGAAAGCTCAAGTCGATAAAAAGGAAAAACTTGAAAAGAATAAGAATAAGGGATTTATTAATATTGATCCAAAGGAAAAGAAGACTCATGCATATGCTCAATTGATTCGCTCAGTTATGCGTAATGAAGCTCCGTCTAAAGAAATTCTTCAAGTTCTTGGTGATGATAACGGCACTGGCGACAATGGTACTGGTGGTCAAGCATTTCTACCTGTAACTGTGTCAAATAAAATTATCACTGAACCATTAGATGATAATCCATTACGTCAAGATGAAACTGTATCAGGTATTACTAATTTGATTTTGCCACGTGTACGTTTCCAAATTGATGATGATGATTTTGTTAACGATCAGGAAGTTGCTAAAGAATTGAAAACTAAAGGCGATACAGTTACGTTTGGACGATTCAAAACTAAGATTAAAGCCGCACTTTCAGAAGCAATCCTATTAGGTACTGATTCAGCATTAGTTTCATACACAAACGCAGCACTTCAAGCAGGTTTAGCAGCTAAGGAAAAGCGTGTAGCATTTGCTAAGACTCCTAAAGCTGGTGAAGAACATATGAGCTTCTATGCTAAAGAAGTTGGAATCAAGTCAATTGATGGTTCATCTACCTTTGATGCTATTACTAATGCAGCCGCTGACGTTAAGGACAGATTCCAAAACGGTATGAAGATTTATATGACACGTCCTACTTACATGTCTATGATTAAAGAATTGGTAAATAATAGCGGTGATTTGTTCGGTAAGAAACCCGAAGAAATTCTTGGTTATCCAGTACGTTTCAATGAATTAGCAACTGAACCAGTTGTAGGTAACTTTACGTACGCTCAATTGAATTACGAAATTGCTCAAACATTGTACGAACAATGGAAAGATTACGATAAAGGTATTAATTATTTCCAATTGACTGCATGGTTTGATCATCAAATTCTGTTAGCCTCAGCATTCCGTTTGGCTAATGTTACGGCGGGAAAATAGATCCCCCATCAAACGAAGATGGGGACAAAATAGAATCCTTTGATCCCAATGGCGATGTAAAACCAACAAATTCTCAAACGGTAGCCGAAATCACCGCTTGGTTGAAAGCTCATGAAATTGATACAACTGGTAAAACAACTAAGGATGATTTATTAGGACTGGTTCCTGCCGATAAGTAAGGCTGGTGATTAAATGGCTTATGATAATATAGATCAACTTATGGACAATCTTCGAATTGATAATACCGATAATGATGAAATTAAAATGTATCATGATGTTGCTATTGATACGATGATTTCATCTATTGGTGGCTCAAAAGAGGATGAATTTTATCAAAATAACAAAAGATTTGATTTAGCAGTTCAAATGTTAACCGATTATTATTACAAAAATAAGTCTGCAACGACTTCAAGTAAGGAGAAAGAAACTTACTATGGCGTGCAGACTTTTATTTTACAGTTGAAACCCGAATTTAAAATTTGGAAGGAGACTCAAGATAATGGCGATAGCTAAAACTGGTGATTTGAATGAACGAATTCGTATCGTTTCAAAAGGTAAAGATTCAGTTGATGATTATGGTGATTCAATACCAGGTGAAGATAAAGTTATCTATGAAAAATTGTATGCGATGGAGAGAACCAAAAAAGCTGATGAAATTGCCCAAAATTTGGAAGCCCTCAGGAATCAAGTACAGTTCATTATCCGTCATAGACAGCGAACTGAACCACTCATCACGTCTGACATGCACCTAATTCACTTGGTAAACCCGGAAAATATTGAGTATCAAATTAAAGCAGTCGATTATGATACTCAATACGGTGAATGGGATGTAATTCTATGTGAAAGGATTGGTCAAAAGTGAGTTTTAGTTTGGATGAAAATATTACTTCAAATCTTTCTTCGCTTGGTCGAAAAGGTAAGACGATTAGAAATAAAGCATTGCGAGCTGGTCGGGATGTGGTGGTTCATAATTTGGAAGAAAATACTCCATATGAAAATCAATCGGATCGTTCCTGGAAAGCTCAACGTGAAATGGATAAACGAACCGGTCATAAAACAACATTTAAACATTTGAAGGACGATATTGTTTATTCAGGGATTGATCAGACTGGAGCAGTAAAAGTTGGTTTCGGTAAGGATACTTATTGGCGTGTTCATTTCGTTGAATTGGGAACTATTAATCAAGCTCCTAAACCATTTATTTCTAACACCCTTACTCAAAGCAAAGAGGCGTATAAAAATACTTTGGAGAAAACTGTTAGGGAGGAACTGGGATTATGATTCGTTCTGCAGCAATCCAGGTTGGCAATTTAATTAAAAACATGAATCTGGGATTTAATGATACTAATTTGTTTATTAATAAGAAGATTCCAGAAGAGATGCTACAGAATAAGGAATTTCCAATGATTCAAATTAATACCTTACCAACGAATTCAAATGACTACGCTAGTAATAGAAAGAATTTTGAAACAGTTAGTTGCCAAGTAAATGTTTTGGTAGCGACTAACAGAGAAGTAGAAAAATATCACAATTTAATAGAAAAAAATTTAAGCACTCATCAATTTGAGTGCTTTTTTGATACTCAAGAATTGGATGAAAATTACGAAGTTCAACGTCTGATTCTTAGATTTAACAAAACTCAAAATATAAAGGAGATTTTTTAAATGGCAGATAAATTAAAGGCTATTGGTTCCATGGGATTTAGACGTGTTTTTCTTGGAATCATGGACGATCAAGAAAATGTCGTAAAGGTAGTAACTGTTGATGAAAATTCAGGTGGTACTATCGAGCTCAAAACATCTGGTTTTTCAGGTCAACTAAACGTTGAATACGCATCAAATATTGCTTATTTTGTTTCAGACGCTGGGACAGGTACAGGAAAAATTGAATTATCAATGATGGAAATTCCTTCTGAAGTTTCAACCGACATTTTGGGCGACACAGTTAATGAAGATGGCGTTTATATGACTACTTCAGATGTTAAACAACCCTATGTTGCTATCATTGCTGAAGCTCAAGATTTGAATCAAAATCCTATGTGGATTGGGATTGCTAAGGCTAAGTTTGCTACTACAGACGGAAATGACTTCAAAACAGCTGAAGATAAGGGTATGACACCCGAAAAACCATCTATTACTGGTAGTGCCATTACAAGACGTTTAGGGAAATTAGTTAAAACTAAAGCTTCAAATTCGAATGGAACTACTTTGGCACAATTTGCCAAAGTTATGTTCCCAGGATTTACCGGTGATTTGGACGATTCAACCCAAACACTTGATAAAGAAGGCCACAAAACAGACGGTTCAACAACTAGTGAAGGAGCAACTGCATAATGATCAAAATTAATTTATACGATCCAGAAACTGACGAAACTAAACACTATGAACAATCACGTATTTCTTTTGGTGAGTTAAAGAAAGTTTTGAAGTTTAACAAGATGCAACAAGAGGATGCCGCTTCGCTCAAAATTCTCAATACGAAGATGGATAACGGTAAGGCACTAACTTCAGCGGAAGAAAAGAAATACGTTGAACTGTCAGGTAAAGATGATGTCTATTTGGATGTCATGGAAGAATTAGTTGCTTCATTATTCAAAAATCCTAAGGTCACTGTTCAAGCTATTGATGATGGTTTGGAATCTGATGGGATGTCAACGTTAAGTGATATTCTTGCTGATGCAATGGGTGGTGTTGAAGCTGACGCCAATCATCCAGCAAAAAAATAACTGCAGCTGAAGCTCTCACGCTTTGTGAACAAATCACCGATGCTCAAATGCAAAATAGTATTTCGTACAAAGATATTGATGATGTAGACGCTGATAGTTTTCTAAGTTATTTGCACTGGAAATCAACAGATGATGATGGTTCAACGGATGATACTCAAATGATGTCAGCACAGGACTTCTACAACAACTTCTAAAGGGGGTGTCAGTAAAATGGCAAGTAGTGGGCGACCTATTGGTTCAATGATTGTTGAATTGGATATGACTTCAACCAAGTTTGAAAATTCTCTGAAATCTATTCAAAATCAATTTAGATTAGCCAAGAGTGAAATGAAAGCCAATCTATCAGTCTTAGATACAACTGGCACTAGCTATGAGAAGGCAAGTTCTAAAGTTGAAGAATTATCTAAGCTGATGGAAGTAAATGAAAAACAAATCTCAGCTTTGAAAGATCGCTACGATACAGTGGTCAAGGTTAATGGTGAGTATTCTGATTCGGCTATGAAAGTAGCTACTCAGTTGAATAAAGCCGAAACTCAACAAGCTCAATATCAACGCCAACTTGATAATGCAAAAGTAGCGATGAAAGAAGCTGAACGTGGAACTGATTCCTATCGTGAAGCACTTCAACGTGTTCAAAAGCAGTCTAAAGTTGAAGTTGATAGTTTACAGACTCAAGGCAAACAAACTGAAGCCAATTTGGTTAAGTATCGTGCTTTGGGGAAGGAAGTTGATAATTACAGCAAAATTATTGCTTCTGAAAGAGCTAAATTACAAGATTTAATCGATGCTAAAGGCAGTGATGCACGAGAAACACAAAATCAACGTTCAAAGATTGCTGAATTGAATGCTGAACAGTCGAAAGCTCAATTTCAATATGATGAGTTAGGAAAAAAAGTTAAAAACTTTTCAACAAGTCAGGCACAGTTAGCTGATCGTTTAGATAAGTTGTCTGGTAAATTGAATGCTGTCGGTGGTGCTTTAAAGAGTGCTGGTTCGACAATGACAACGAGATTCACTTTACCATTAACTGCTGGTTTTGGATATGCCGTTAAAAGTGCATCTGATTTTTCATCTCAAATGACTAATATAAGGCCATTACTAGAAACAAATGGTGAAGGTGTTAAGCAAGTAAAAAAAGAACTTCAGGAAATGTCAGATGAGTCAAAGAAATGGGCTACTCAATACGGTATTTCAACCAATTCTATAAATTCTGGTATGGAGGAATTAGTAAAAAGAGGGTATTCAGCTAAGCAGACTTTAGGTGCTATGCCTTCAATTCTTAATGCTGCCAAAGCTAGTGGGGATGATTTTAATTCGGTAATGAAAGTTTCCACCTCAACGTTGGAGCAATTTGGATTAAAATCTACTTCTACTTCCGGAATGTTGAAAAATACTCAGCGTGTTACTGATTCCTTGACTTATACAGCTAATGCAACGGCAGCAGGTTTCCAAGACATGGGAGATGCTATGACATACGTTGGTCCAACAGCTCATGCTGCTGGTATCTCATTGGAACAAACTGCTGCAGCTATTGGTGAGATGTCAAACCAAGGTATCGAAGGTTCCGTTGCTGGTACTGCTCTTAGATCAGCATTAACGAGATTGATGAAACCTTCGAAACAAAATGCTGAGGGTATGAAAGAACTGGGAATTAATGCCGAAGATTTTAAGAATCATGCTCTTACATTGCCTCAAATCTTAGATAAGATTAAGACAAACACACAAGGTTGGACTAAGGAACAAAAAGCTTCAGCTATAGCTATGGCTTTTGGTACCGAAGCTCAAGCAGGTATGAATGCACTTGTTTCTGAGGGTGGCGATGCATTAACAGATTTGACTAATAAGACTGAAAAAGCATCTGGGTCGACTAAAAAAATTGCCAATACAATGAATAATTCAGCTAATGCTAATTTGAGTAAATTTAAGGAGTCTTTGAATGTTTTAGCAACAACTATTGGTTCTCAATTATTACCATCGATAACTCCATTAATTAAAAAGCTGACTAGTTTAGTTAATTCATTTTCTAAGTTAAGTCCAGGAACAAAATCATTTATTGTTAATGCCGGATTGATAGTTGGAGCACTAGGACCAGTATTAATAGTTATTGGGTCAATAATAAGTAGTGTTGGCCATTTAATTAAAGCTTTTAGTGCAATAAAAGGAGCTTTGTCATTTGTAGGCATAGGTCTATCTGGTCCAATAGGTATAGCAGTTGTAGCTGTTACTGCTTTAGTTACCGCATTTGTCCTTGCTTACAATAAGATAAAACCATTCAGAGATGCGGTTAATAATGTTGGCAAGACTATTAAAAAAGTATTTGATGATTTAGTTAAATGGTTAGGTCAAATACCAGGTAAATTTAAAGCCATCTTTGCTGGTATGAGTACCTGGGGCTCTCAATTATCTGCCGGATTAAATAAGGCTTGGAGTAGTGTCACTAATACTACATCCAAATGGGTTTCTGACTTTACTAAAGTTGGTAAGAAGATGCTCAATGCTTTAGTCGGTGCTCTTAAAGGCTTTGGAAAATTAGTAGTTTATGCGTTAGCTTTACCAATCGGAATTGCCGTTATGATTACTAAACCATTGATTCAGCCAATGAAGAATTTAATGAAATCATTGGTCAATGGTATCAAAGCGATCTGGAATCCTTTCAAAAATTGGTTTAAGAATTTCTGGACGGGATTAGGTAATACATGGCGAACTAGCATGACTGCCATATCAAATTGGTTTAAGTCAATTATGTCGAGTATTTCTAACACTTGGCGCAGTTCTTGGACTAGTATTAGTAATTTCTTCAGACCAATATTATCAAGTATTGGTAATTTCTTTAGATCAATATTTAATGGAATTAGAAGTTTCTTCATTGGTATAATGAATGCTATTTCAAATATTGCTACTTCAGTGATGAATGGAATTAGCAATGCTTGGAATGTGAGTTTAACCGCAATTAGCAATTTCTTTAAAAATATTTTTAATGGAATTAAAGGCTTTATTAGTCCAATCATGTCGAGCATTTCTAATTCTATTTCAAGTGCTTTGAGTGCTATTTCTTCAACCTGGTCTAAGATGTGGCAAGGAATGGCCGACTTCTTTGGTGGAATTTGGTCAGGAATCAAATCCACTGCAGCTGATGGAATCAATGCTGTAATTGGCGTTATCAATTCTGGTGTTGATGCAATTGATTCAGTATGGAAGTTTTTCACTGGTAAGAAGACTAATATTCCACATCTTGGTAAAGTTAAATTTGCTCAAGGTGGTGTTGTAGAACAACATTTATCAGTCATTAATGATGGTAAAGGTCCTAACTGGAAGGAACTAGTTCAATTACCTAGTGGTGAATTAATGATGAGTCACAAACGTAATTGGACAGGAATGTTACCTGCAGGAACTCGAATTTATAATGGCGATGAGACTAAAGGCATTATGAATGCTGTTGGAATTCAGCATTATGCTACTGGTGGTGTCATTGGCAAAATTGAGAGTGCTGGTAGTGGATTGATTAATTGGGCTAAAGGCTCACTTGAAAATGTCGGTTCTTGGATTGGCGATAAGTTTGAAGCTTTGTCTAAATTCATGGAACATCCAATTGAAAATACTAAGGCCTTAATGACAACTGCTGGTAACAAGATAATGCCTAAGATTGAGTCTTATGCTGAACTTGCCAAAGGAACTTTGGATAAAACAGCTTCAAAAGCCGGGGACTGGGTTAAAGACCATATTCAAGGTGTTATGGATAAGATGGTAGAGTCTATGGGTGGAAGTGGCAAATCAATGCCTGCTACTGCATACGGCCCAATGATTAAGGCTGCCGCCGCTTACATGCACCAAAAGATAACTGATTTTAATGTAGATATGATTGAACGCATTATCGGCAATGAATCTGGCGGTAATCCACACGCTATTAATTTGACTGATAATAATGCCAAAGCCGGTACACCATCAAAAGGAATTTTGCAGTATATTGACCCAACATTTAATAATTACGCTATGCCTGGACACAAGAATATTTGGAATCCGTTAGATCAACTAATTGCACTGTTTAATGATGCTACATGGCGTTCTGATATGGGTATGGGCTATAACGGTAAGTATGGCGAATGGCGTGGTACTGCTAGTGGTCCTTCCGGTCCAAGATTAATGGCTGCAGGTGGAGTTATTACTAAAGCAACAAATGCAATCATCGGTGAAGCAGGTCCAGAAATGGTTGTTCCGTTGACTAACAGAACCAGAGCCATGCAAGTTCTAAGTGAAGCTCAGGCTAAATTTGGAGATGGTAATAATTCTGCAGTTAGTTTTGATACAAGTAGGATTGAAGAAAACCAAAAGCAGCAGGCATTGTTGACTCAAATTCAAAATAGAATTTTAGCCAAGATTCTTGAAATTATTTCAAGGGATGTTTCAAAACCTGATGATTCGAATGTTTTAAAAAGTCTTTACAAAATGATGAATGAATTAGGATTAAAAGATAGAAAAATTACTAAATATCAAATGGGGTGATAGTCTTGGCCATATTAACTAATGGCAAGTTTCGTGTTAATACGCTTTTATTAAAACCAAATAATGAAGATGAATTTGCAATCCAAGATTATCGTGGGTTGCATTTTTTAGATTTAAAAATAAGTTCGCCACAGACAAAAACAACTTTGATCAGTAACACCGGTGTTGACGGTCAGCAGCAACAAGGACCGATTTTATATGATTCTCGAACTGCAACGGCTAATTTTTTTCTAGAAACATCCGATGAAATTGATTTTGAAGCAAAATGTCATGAACTTTATAACAAGTTTTTCCACAGAAAGTTAGTAAGAGTTCGTCAAAGTAATGATATTGCTAGATGTTTTTATGGTATTGCCAAGCCATTTGATATAACAGCAATTGGATATTTAGATAAGACGTTTAGTGTTGAATTTGATATTCCGAGCGCTTATTTATATTCAGTTGCCAGAAGTAGCGACTTTCCTATTGATACAAAAAAAGAACCCCATGTTTTAAGTAATAATTTGAATCTTCCTTTTGAGGATCTAAATTACACGCAACATGAGGGTTCTTTTAAAATATTCAATCCATCCGATTTTGATATTCAGCCCTATGAGCAGAATCATGAATTGAACATTATTTTTGAGGGAAATGGAAGTCCTGTATTAACTAATAGTGATACAGGGGATATATTTCAATTTAATGGTAGTTTAATTAATACTGATAAATTGATATTGAAAGGAGTTCATCCATTCTTGAATGGTAATGCTTGCGAAATTAATACTAATCATGGATCCATTAATTTACAAAAGGGTTGGAACAATTTCAGTTTGACTGGCTTTACTGGAACAGTTACCTTTGACTTTCCTTTCATTTATCTATGATTAAATTACCTCGTTATATTGTCAGTGATAGAAAAGGCCAGTATCAGGAAACACTGACGTGTATTCAAAGAGATTCATTAAGTAATCACAAGGAAATGAATCAATCTGATCAAATAGATTTCACTGCTAAAAATGATGGTAGTATTGGTTATCAATTATTGCAGAATGAAAACTATATTTGCTTTAATGGTCAGAAGTATCGAATAAAACAAGCCGATAAGGACGATGAGGCCTACGATAATAAACGCACGGTTTCAGCCACTCATATTTGGTTTGATTGCCGATATGTTTATCAATATGATACGTTACCAGGTAAAAGAAAATTGTCAGCCACCGACATGATGAGTTTTATATTTGATCAGAATGAGCTAGGAAATATGGGGTATACCTGGGAGGTCGTTGGTTCAAATGAGACCGCAACTTTTGAAGATTATGGTAATAAATCTGGACTAGATTGTATTAATGAATGTATTGAGAAATTTAATTTAGTAGTGGTTGCTGACAATAAACACATTAAATTAGTAATTATGGACCAATGGCAACATAAGACTAACAAAACGTTTAGATACATTCATGACACTCCCACGTTTAAGGCAAGCATTGATACTACTGATTTACAGAATATTGCAAAAGTATTTGGTAAGACGAATGCTGCAGCAGATTCAACCGCTATTGGTACTGCTGTTGGTTCTGTTAGCACAATGGAAGCTGATGGTGCTCCAGTAGTAATTGATCCAGACAATCCAACAAATGTTGTTCAATATTTGCCTAATGGAAGTAAGTGGGTTATGGATTCGAAAATTACTTCTAATGATGAGACCTGGTATAGAGTTTCAACAAATGGATGGGTCAATGAGAAATATCTAACTTTTGATAAAGAAGGGGATATTCAACCTGAAGATAGAGTTATTACTGACGTTTTAGGACAAGGAACTATTAAAGCTGCAGAAACAACAAATAACGGTGGTAGGGATGATTCAACTACAACTCAACCAACTACCGTTAAAGTCTATGATTCTCCATTTACACCTCAAAATGAAGTACCTGGTAGAACCTTGAATAATGGTAATCAATATCGGATTAATGCCTCAGTTAGCAATGGTGCTGGAGGTAAAACCTGGTATCAAGTTGCAACTAATGAATGGATTTGTGCTGATGATATTACCTTTTCTGGTGATACGGATGTTCAACCAAAAGAAGTAAAAGAAAATGATAGTGATGATGCTTCAGACAATCAAAGTTATTCATTCCCTCCTTATATCGTTTATGATTCTAAATCAATTAGCGAGTGGGGAGAACGTCCAGGGCAAGCTGTTAGCAATGATAAGATAGAGGATCCAGTCGAAATGAGAAAATATGCCTTAGCTCAAATGAAGACTGAACCAGAAGTTAATATTTCATTGACCTACAGTGGTAGTGATTCTTTTGAAACTGGAGATATGGTCTTTTGTGATATACCTGCAGAGAATTTTACTACTTGGGTTACTGTCGTGAGTGTTAAATACAATCCATTAAGTTATTCGAATGTTTATGAGGTTAGTTTGAATTCCACTCCAACAACGTTGACGGATTATGAATTATCGATTCAAAGTTCGTTAGTCAATGCTAGTAGGAATGCCTCAATATCATTATCCAATGGACTTATTGCTGGTCCTTGGACTCAAAAGGTAGGTGAGATCTAATGACAGATATTAGAAGGATTGCGGATCCAATCAGTCAAAAATATTATTATCCTCAGACTCACTATTTAGCTGTTAAAGGATTAACAGGGTTTGTGGATAAAAGAATCGATGAAAAAAATAATTATGCGAAATATATTGAAGACTTTGAATTATTAAATAATTCAGGCCTTTTTTATTTTGACAAAGATACGAAAAATAAACCTGCAGATATCGAAAATGGTTACTTACAGGCTATGTTTAAGGATTCGAAAAATGGCGTGATTGAAGTTGCTACCACCAATAAATATTTAGAAGTGGCAGATGGTCAACTATCAGATTTGAAGGAAAGGAGTTGATAAATTGGATGATTTAGTAAAAGAAGTATTGCAGTCTGAATTTCCTCAAAATATGAAACTCAAGTCTAAGGACGGTAAGAGTGTAATTTTAACGTTCAAAAATGGTAAAGACGTTATCATATCTAGTCCAGATGAGAATGGAGGTTATAAATCAGAAGTTTATGAATTTAATGACGTTAAAGATAATGTCGTTTGGCCAGATTCTCCAGAGTTTCCAGATTATTTAGCAAAATTGAATTTAGATGGATTTAACGGTATTGTCAATTCTGATGCCAGGGATGATTACAACAATAATATTAAGCATATTCAACAAACTGTTAATTCAGTTGTTGATTATTCAGTTAGCCAAAAAAACTACTTTGATAAGTTGAAAGATGTATTCGGAAACTTTAAAGGTTTCGTTGAAACAATTATTTCTGCTAAAACAGCGGAATTTTTAAGTAAATTTTCTGATCAATATTATAAAAAAGAAGAAATTGATAACGAAGTACGTATCTTGCAGTCACAAATAGATCATTTAAAAAATGAAAATCCTACTTCTAATGGGGTTAAAAAACCAGGAGTATTTTAGAAAGGAAGTAATTATATGGATGTAACAACAGATTTACCAATTCCTCAAATTATGATTTTTGATATTGGTAAAGAAGAAGCATTTTATTTAGACAGATTAGATTCATCTGACGAAAACAATATGAACAGTCCTCAAAGTGTTTATATGCGGCAGATTACAAAACGGGTTATGCCGATTCTTTTGGCTAAGCAAGGTGAGGGTGGTTTGGCTACTGTTGATGTTCAGATGTTGAATTATGGTAATAAATTGGATCTAACAGGATGGCATGGAGATTTCGTTGGAACAGATTCAGCAGGTATTCCAATTACAACTGATAATAATTTTGATTCCAAAGATCCAACCACAGGCTTGATCAGTTTCTCATTACCAAAAGAAGCAACTATTCATGCAGGAGATTATCGAAACGCCTATTTCAAATTTAGAGATAAGAATTTAAATGTTGTTAAAACTTTATTTTTCAATGTGAGAATTTTAGAAGACAGTAATTTTTATCCTGATGAACTTCCTCATAAGGAATACTGGGGTGAGGGTGAAAGAGCTTTATACGAGTTAGGACAGCTTCAAAAGTCATATACAGATTTGATTATGAACAACATTCAGAACTTAGATGATATTGTTTTGGCAAAGCTATCTGACTACAACAACCGTATGTCTGTTATTGAAGAGGCTATCAAGAACAACGATTTTACTAAGGCTATTCAAACAGCTTTAAATAGTGATTTTGATATTGGCCAAGTTGATCCTGACATTGAAAAGCATTGGCAATATATACTATCAGAATTGGAGGCAGATTAATGGTAAACGTGATTGATAATACAGCAAGGGGACGCGTTAATAAAATGCCTGTTGGAATTAAAATAATTGATGATAAAGGGAATACAACACATACTGCTAGAACAGACTTGAAAACTAATTATATTTCTCTAGAATCAAAATGGTTTGGCTCATCATCAAACAATACTGGTGGCAATACAGATCCAGACAACCCTATTGATAATGGTGTTAATTACGTACCAGGACTTTTATCAGATGGTACTTTAACTGGTAGAAAACTTGAGTGGACTGGTACTACCGATTCTACTAAAGTTAATACTTTATCGTTCAAAGATGATTTAGGAACTAATCTTAATCAAGTAGGAGACGGGTTACAATTTGTACCTTATCTAAAAAAGATTTTAGTAACACGTGGAGTAGCTGGAGAAGAGACTGACATACCGTTAGCTTTTGATAAGGATAATAAAGCAAAAGATGGCAGCTATGTCGTAACTCAATATCTTCCTATATCAATTAGCAGGGAAAATTTAATTGCAGGGAATGAATTAGTAGTAACTTTTAATGGTATTGGAGAAAATGACAAATCCGCAACTGAATTAAAAAGCCCAGAGTTACATATCAAATATAATTCTGGAAATAATTCTATTGATGTTAGTCAGGTTTCGGGTTATGCATATGATAATTTAACAGATACAAAAACGGGAGAAAGATATGATCTCGGTATTTCTATGATTAATACTTTTTATGTTCAAGGTCCAATTGCCCAATTACCGCCATCAGTAGTTTTATTTTCTGGTAATGCTAATGGAACGATTACATTGTCTGGGACAGATAACTACTATTCAAATACTATGAATGGTTTGGAAATTACCATGAATACAGAGACCACCGGTGGAAATGTTAAGTACACCGCAATTGGATTACCTTCTGTTTTTAAGGTTCCTAAAGAAGAATTAGTTATTGGTAATAAATTTTATATTCCTACCACAGGAATGATGGAAGTTGCCGATAAATTGTACGATCCTACTGCAATGAGTCAACACTATACTCCAATTGCAGAAGACGTTGGATCACATCATTACCAAAGATATTTTAGAGGAATTAAGAATGGATATTTTGAAATTGGAACAAATTCAATAACTTTTAATATGACTATCATACTGGGGAGCAATGTACTAAATGCGTGGAGTGATGAAGAGTTTAAAGTAGAAATTTCTAGGGTAACGCCATATTAAGGAGGTATATAAATGAAGATTGCTGTTAAATTAAACGAAGATAAAATTGTTATTAACACAAACAATACAAATGAAAAAGCTGCTAAAGAACAGGCAAAAAAAGAAGGTTGGACACTCGTTGAAAGTGATCCGGCCTTTTCTATTGAAACTGAATACTTATGGACGATCAGAGAATCCGATAATAAATTAGTCTACATTTCAACAGGCATGACACCAGATGAAGAAACAACTCAAGCTAATGCATTGCTTGGTAAGAATGTTGGTCAAGCAATCGTGACAGCTAATAGTGCTGATAAAAAAGCAGATAGTGCTATCGCTAGTGCGGCACAATTGGGGAAACTTATAGCACCACTTTTAGTAGCTGCACAAACTAATTCAAATACAGCAAATGGAGGTACTAATTAATGTTTGATTTTATTAAATTGATGTTCAATATTAGTGGTTATGATAATGAAGGAGTGGCTTATTTTGTAAAATTAGGCAATATCACTGTCGATCAATATAAACAAATTACAAATGAAGATTATAAGGTTGAAGGAGGCGAAGTAGATGATAAGAATAGCTAAAATTAATCTCGATATTCGTAAAGATGCTGTGACCAATAATGACCCAATTATTCTGCGTCAAGGTGAAATGAAATGATGAGGGTAACTTAATTGAATAAACACAAGTTAAAGGCACTCATCAAAGGAGATAATGATAAAGAAGGCTAGCCGTTTGTGAAGTGCTCTAAAATTGTTAGACATAATCTAACAACTTTGGGAGCACTTTTT